TGTGTATGCTCCCTACAAGCGTAATCGTTCGGATGCTAGAGCTGCACAAACAGAAAAAGAACAAGCCGAAGACAAGTTGTTCTGGGAGACGTTTGATCATTTGACTAAATACTTGGCTGAGAGCACCAACTGCTCAGTAATCAGAAACGAAAACGCAGAAGCCGACGATATCATTGCACGTTGGATTGCGCTACACCCCCAAGATCATCATGTAATTATTTCAAGCGATACAGACTTTGTTCAGCTGCTGGCCGAAAATGTCAATCAATACAATGGTATCACTGATGAGTTACTAACGATCCGCGGGATTTTTGATGCCAAGAGCCGACCTGTAATTGACAAAAAAACCAAAGAACCCAAAGTTATTCCCAATCCTGAATGGTTGTTGTTTGAAAAATGCATGCGCGGAGATTCGAGCGACAATGTATTTTCGGCGTATCCTGGCGTGCGTGTCAAGGGTACCAAGAATAAAGTGGGCCTGACAGAAGCATTTGAAGACCGCAATAAACAAGGGTATGCATGGAATAACATTATGTTGCAAAGATGGACCGACCCAGACGGTAAAGAACATCGTGTGCTGGATGATTACGAACGAAATCGGACACTTATTGATTTAAATGCACAACCAGTTGAGATCAAACAAGCAGTAGACGATAGTATCTGCAGCATGATCAGTCACAAGGATGTTGGGCAAGTCGGTATTAGATTTATGAAGTTCTGTGGCCGATATGAACTGACTAAAGCTAGTGAGTCAGCAGAGCAATATGCTCGTTGGCTCAACGAAACATACAAAGGAGTATTAGATGATCGTAGCTAAAACTGTTGTACCAAATCAATTTTGGATTCTTAAGGATGGAGAAAACAAAGTTGGCAATATAGAAGCCGGCGCCGATGGATTCAGTGTAAAAATTGGCGACCACACACAGCGTTACAAGAACATCAATGTTATCAAACAAAAAATAGCAATTGCATTTGAACCTGTTGCTAAACGACCGGCTGCTGTCAGTGTAAATTCGGCGTATGGATATCCCACTACAGAATATCCATACAATGCCATCTTTGATGTCAAACACCAGGTACCGCTTTGGACAAAAGAACCTCGCAGTAAAAGTTGGTATTCAGCTGGCTGGTATCGAGTCAAGCAAGGTCGTTCTTGGACAACCGAATTTTGTCCCAAACTAATTACCTTACAACGATATCAATATCGTGGACCATTTCACACCGAGGATGAAGTCAATGTCAAATCCGTTTAGAGATCAAGCAAAATTTATGAAGGCCTGCGATCAAACAGTAGGCGAGTCTAACGAAGATCAATTTAAACTGTATCTAAAACTTATCAAGGAAGAATACAACGAATTACTCGAAGCTCAGGGCTTGAATCAGTATCTTGATCGTATCGTTTATTTGCCAGTTGATAAAGTCGAAACACTTGATGCATTAATTGACATTATGGTTGTAACCATTGGTGCTTTACAATCACTAGGTGTTGATGCCGAAGGTGCTTGGAAAGAAGTCATGAGCACAAACTTTTCTAAGATTGATAGCTTGACTGGTCGTGTTCGCAAGCGTGAAGATGGCAAGGTCATGAAGCCAACCGGATGGCAACCTCCTCAGTTGTTAAAATATATCAACAAAGAGTAATCGATGAAAACAAGAGAACAAATTATTACCAGCATGTGTTATACTTGGAGACACGATTATGGTATTGTTAAAGATCCCGACCACAAATCCAGACCAGGAATGACAGATTTCATTGATACTATTTCTGCCGGTATGTACCAGCTGGAAAGAAAACAACTGTGGGAACAAATGGCACAGTTATTTGATAATGATATTGCACCGCACATGGAATTCCGAGCGGTCGCAACATCACGCAACACCTGCGGGAATGAATAATGAGCTTACATATCAATAGATTTATCGATCGTATTAAAGCAGCAGATGCTAGACAGCAACGTGATTTCACAATGACCATGAGTGATGCCAAAGATCTACATGCAGATATCACCAAGCTGCTACTGGCACTTCAGAATCTACATGAACAAACAACAGCAGCAGCGTCTGCAAACCCCACTATGACGCTTGAAATGAACGGTGGTACGTTCTAATAACGGCTTACATTTTAGATAAATAAATGTAGGAGTTTAATGAATGAGCAGACCTAAACCTCAAGTGTTAGTTGAATTAACAAACCGCAATACCTACAAGACCGAACAGGTCTTGGCGGCCGAAGGAATCTGGGCTGTGTTCTTTGATAGCCATCCAATTAATCTTAAAACCTCTAACCTCCTGGTTCAGTATCCAGGACCCAAGTACAAGAAAGTTTCATTCTCCAATCAAGGTCATGCCATCAACTTGGCCAAAAAGTTAAACACACAATTCCGAACCAACAAGTTTTCGGTTGTGTTGCTCACCCAAGGGGAGACTATTTTCTCCCATGACAAAACATAAACTAACCCTGCACCTAATAGAACTAATGCCAGAGGATCACAGGGTCACTCTGGAAGAAGCCATGCTGCATTGGTATACCAACATCCGCAACAATGGCGGATTTCGCTTGACCCAAAATGGTTACCATGCCATGAAAATATTAGGACTCGAATCTTGGTCGGTGCCCTTAACTGACATCAAAATCACAATGGACAAGTCCTTGTTACTGGCACTAGACCGTAAGCTGACCTATCCTTATTTTATCGACTATAAGAAAACACAAGTGATATTTTACTCCAGTAAAGAAGCAATGATGGCTACCATGTATGGCAGTATCAAGAATTGGCTAGACAAAATGCCACAGCGGCGCTCTGTGCCTTAAAGTCGGCAATTAGTTTCTTTGGCCATTCTGTCAATACATATTCTTGCTGTGTTTTTAACCGGTCTATATATGGGGTTAAATCTGGAGTATTAATCAGTAATTCTTTATTACGAATTAATGCTTCACTCCAGCGGTAAGTGTCGTGCAATGTATCATACGAATTATCAACTAGGTCATCAAACATATCAAATCCGAGACGCCTGCAATGTTCTACAATTCCAGGATAGCCTATTATAATAGGTATCTGTCCTGCTAACAATGCAAACAAAGTTTTTTCCGTAATAATTCCCGGAGTTTCTGTATATTGTGTTTCAGTTACTATGTTGATCTTTGTAGTTGAATATAACCAGGACAATCGTATAAAATTACTTTCGTTTAGATCATGTTCGCCTGGTTGCCATTGATAAGAACTACGATAATCATCGTGCGGCAACGGATCTATATTTCCCAAGCTGCTAATTCCATTTGAAAATATTTTTAGCATATTGTGTACGCATGCTCGATGTGGCCGGGCAGCACCGTTAAGACATTGCCAATTACGGGCACGTTCCTTTTGAAACTTTTTCTGCCAATTTAAATATGGGGGTTGTTGCAACCGCATCATAATTTCATATGAATGTGTTGGGAAATGTATCAAATGGCATGGTCCAGAATACACAGATTTTAAATCGTAATTCCAGTGTATAATTACAACTTGGTTAGCACGTTCTCCAAAATGCTGTTCAATGGCCTGTATTTCTGGACAAATTCCTGAGCTGTTAATGCTTACAAAATCCTGGCAATGCATTATAACTATAGTATTATTGGTCCATTCAACTTGGGGAAATCGTAGTGGCCAGCCCCTAACATCATAGGGAAATTGTAAACATGTAGGTTGGTAAACTACATCAAGACCTAATTGTTGAAAGGTTTGGGGAAATAGGGTATCGTAATGCATAGCAACTACTTATAAGAAGCATGATCAGTTGTATTATTACAACGGTTGATATTGACTCAATATTGATGCAATGCTATAATATATAAACTACTAACTCTTTTGGAGCCTTACAATGAATCCCGATAATATTGACCCAAGAATGTTTCTTGATATGAATAATAAACAACTTAAAGAATGGGCAAAAAGTCAATCTGCCGACAAAATCTTAGCTGCGGTACGAGCCATTTACGCAGAAATGGGCCGGCTGCAAGAAGAAATCTTTGAAGAAATTGATGAAGAAATGCAGGACGAAGAGCAAGACCTATCAGAAGCTGCCGCAGTTATCAATCGAATTCGGGCCATGTGATGACTGAAAAGAAACCGCTCCGAGTAATTTTTGATCCAGGTTGTTTCAACAACTTTGAAGGTACTCAAGCAGAACTGGATGAGTTTGTAAAACAAATCCAAGAATTTGCCGAGTCGGGCTTGCTGTTTGAAAACAGTGTAGAGCTGACTGATGAGGATATCGAAGACCTGGATGAAGATACACGGCAGCAAATTATTACTGCACTGGAGCGCGGTGATGACAAAAGATCACTCAACTAAACCCAGCAGCAGTCCTGAACGTCATACTTTCCAAAAGGAAAATTACCTAAGGCGGTGTGACATTGAAGGCAAAGAGCCTAGTCCAGCCTATCTTGACATGTGGGAACAATCTAAACAGCAGGAAGAAGAATGGTGTCAACAAACACATGAGAACAACATGGAATATGATCTGCGTACCAGCGAGCACATGCTGTC